TCAATGGGCCAGGTCAAGCGGTCTTAAACGAGATCAAGAACTTAAAGCGTCAAGCACAGACCTATGATGCTAACAAGGCAAGAGGTTTAATGGATGTGCTGGCTCACATGTCGCACTACCTTTGGCGGCGCAATGATTCACTCGGTGGTTTATCAAACTCATTAGGTTACTTAACCACCCATTCATCCAAAGAGAGGATGATGAATTACTTCAAGGACTACTTTGAACGCCAGATGTTGACCGTGCGTTCAATGGAGTTACTCGAAGAAATGAAGTCTGTGATTCGAGATATGGGTGGCATTTCAGCGCATGGCAGAAACAAAGATGATCGAGTGATTGCAACAGCCTTGGCGACCGTTGCCTTTGCCGAGCAAGTCATGCCAAGATTGATGGCCTTGCGGGTAACGCGCTCAAAGCGTGAAGAGCAAGAGGTCATGCGCGATGAGCCTGTGATGCAAAAGTCCATCAACAATTACCTGAAAGCGATTGGTGTGTGATGTTGACGAAAGCGCAGATGATGGAGGAGTTACCCAAGTTCTTTGCCGATAAGAACCGAGGGATTTCGCTACCTCACTTTGCCGAGCTATGCGGTGTTGATCACTATCACTTGCGAGACATCTTCATCTACCAGAAGGTGCCGCTTACAGAGCGCGTACAACGTCGTGTCAATAAAATCTATGCCCAGGTATTGAAAGGTGAAATACGCACCATGCAGCGTGGTTTGAAACGCTGGGTGGAGTATCGAGAAACGCCTAAGCCAGCGATGGTAAGGCGCACGTTACTGACCTTTGATGGTCAGGGTTTTAAGTTGGATGTCGGTATACGCCCCAGGGCTGAGGACTACCGTCGTCGTTCGCTTGATGAACAGATGAAAGGATGATCATGGTGTTACATGACTACAAATGCCCCGTACACGGTTTCTTTGAATCTAAAGAAGCTATCTGTCCTGCTGGCTGCACGGATGTGCAACTGGTGTTTCTACAACCCGTTGGTCTTAAATCAGACAGCACCAAACACGCTGATAGCACCTTAAGAGAGTTAGCCAAGGATTACGGTATGAGTGACATCAAGTCCACCCGTGAGGGTGAGGCGCAACCTCATGCTTTATTAAATGCTCAGCAAAAGCAAATGGCTGAGAACCCATTCAGTGTGAAATGGGGTTCGCCTGATCAAGCCAAGCAGTACAACCTCAATCCGATTCGGGATGAAACTGTTGGTGGGCTAGCCGCAATCAGGAACTCAGGTGTAACATTGGCGAAGCCCAGACCTGGTGTAGTGATGAAAGATCACGAAAACTTGCAGATAAAGCAATGAAAATCCCAACAGATTTGGTTGAGCGTGAGCAGTTTTACTATGACTTAGTGGAGAAATGCTCCGTCAGTATCCAATCAAGGACTGGCGAATACGATTCATTGCGCTCTTACTATCTTTTTGGCGCAGGCATTGATGCACCGCCTGCCTACTACAACAAGATTTACCCTCACATTGATCAGCTCTCTTCGTTTCTCTACTCGGCAGAAACGACGCGCTTTTCCATCACGCTTGGTGCCTCAGTAGAACCTAGCTATCAGTCCATGATTCCTTCGCTGACAGGCGCATTGAATGATGACTGGCTAAACTCCAATGCTGATCAGGTCTTTGCCCAAGCGCTTAACTGGGCGCTTTGCTACAACTCCACCTTTATCAAGCTCATTCCTAAAAAGGGTATGCACCCTTACATGGTTGACCCACGCTTGATGGGTGTGTTGCGTGAAGATACGCCTTACACCGATAGGCAAGAAGCGCTCGTACAGATTTACTACATCACAAAGAGCGAACTGCAAGCCCGTCTTTACTCGCACCCCAATCGAGATGCGATCTTTGCGCGGGTGCAAATAGGTGAGTCGCAGCAGTCTCAAGTGCCTGATGGCATCCAGCGTCTGATTCTTTCGGCTACTGACCCAACGATGTACGGGAATGTGAACCTCAATATCGCTGGGATGCAGACTTATAAGCCAACGGTGGGTGAAGAAACCATCAAGATGACGGAGTTATGGGTCTGGAATGACGACACGGAAGACTATCAGTGCGTAACCATTGCCGATCCTAACGTCGTTGTGTATGACAGACCAGGTGCAAGCATGTTCTTAAAGGGTGAATTACCCTTTGTGCAGATTTGCCCAACACCTCAGTACGACTATTACTGGGGTATCTCTGAGGTTGGAAGGCTAGTTTTCCTGCAAGACATGCGCAATAAACGCATGGCAGAGATTCTTGACCTGCTTTCTAAGCAAGTAGCACCGCCTACAGCGCTTATTGGCTTTACAGGCTTGCTTGATGAAAAGAATTTTGCGCTTAATCGTGCTGCTGGCTTGCTTGCAACCGACATGCCCAACGCGAAAGTTGAGCAATTAGCGCCTTCGATACCCAATGATCTCTTTAGAGAGATCGATCAGATCGACAAAATGTTTGAAGAAGCCTCTGGCATTGTGAATGTGCTGCAAGGTAGGGGCGAATCAGGCGTTAGAAGCGCTGGTCATGCTTCACAATTGGCTCGTTTAGGCTCTTCAAGGGCTAAAAAACGCGCTTTAATCGTTGAAGATGCGCTAGAAAAGATGGCAACGCTCTATTTGAAGTGTATGCAGGTCTATTCGGCCCGTTCTTATCGTGATTTAGACCAAAATAAGTTCATTGCAGGCCAATTTACCGACGATTTTGTGGTGAAAGTGGATGCGCATAGCAATTCGCCTATCTTTACCGAAGATTTGCGTGCTTTGGCCTTTGCGCTGGCAGATCGTGGCGCAATTACCAAAGAAAGGCTCATTGACATCCTTGAACCACCTATGAAACAGCAATTGAAAGAAGATTTGCGTAAGATGCAAGAAGCGCAACAATCTGCTCAAATGATGCAAGCCCAGCAACAGCCTGAAAGTGCTGCTCAACCGGAGGCGTTATGAACGAAAACAGTGAATCGTCAAGCAATATGCAAAATTCCTACCGTTCACAAGGCGATCAACCTCGCGTAACGGAAACGGACTTGCGTGAAATGAATAAAGCACCTCGCTTGCAGTATCAGCGAGCACCCATGAACCGGACGGCTTACCGTTCTGCTGGCAAAAGGTATTGATATGTATCAACGCAAAATGCTTCGTCGTGCGCGTCCTTCGCGTCGCTAGACTTGACAACAAGTGAGTAAACGCTTACAAACCGCGCAAAGGAGTAAGTGATGGCTGTCTCAACCGAAGAGATTATGAAACTCATTCGCGGTGGCGATAAGACGAAAGTCGAAGTCGAAGTCGAGGGTGAAGAAAAAGAGGATATGGAAGACGCAGAAAAGCCTGCGTTGTCTGGCGCTGATTCGCCACCTATGGCCTCTCCCATGTCAACACCAGAACCCAAGCAGGGCGAAGAGATGCAAGGCCGCATCGATGTGCAGCTCGGCATGGGTATGTTGATGGGTGCGCTCCAAAAGTTTCCTGAAGATTCCAAAGAGGCGAAAGCACTTACCGAAGTGATTCGGCAACTTGGCTCTTCCTTTGGCGAGATGGATGCCAAAGCAAAAGAATTGGCTCCGGCTGACATCATGCAAATGATCCAGACGTTGCCTCAAGCTGGTGGTGCCTCGGCAGAAATGCGAGCAATGGCTGCATCACCTGTCCCTGGTACGCAAAAACCACCCCTTCCTATCTAGGAGCAAGCAATGGAACTTTTTCGCCCTCGCGCTGGAACGATTCGTAAGCCGCTGGATAACCAGCAGCAAAACGGTCAGATCACTAACCCTCCTCGTTACGACATGTTTGGTGGCCTTTCTGGCGCTAACAAAGTGTCGCGTAACAAGATGAGCCTCAGCAAGCCTGGGGACACCAAGAAAGTTTACTAAGTTTTAGGAAGGGCTGAACATGTCACTCGAATCACTAACCCCAGATGCACGCGATGAGTTGGCAGCACTTGCAAAAGCGCTTGCCGAGAATCCTAAAACTCGTCGTGAGTTCTTAAAACTCACTAAAACAGCGCACCCTGATTTGCCGGTGCCTGAAATTGAGATTGAAGAGCACACCAACCGTGCGGTTGCAGCACAAGAGGCAAAAATTGCCGCTTTGGAAGCCAGACTTCGTGAGAAGGAAGCTAAAGAAGAGTTGGCAAGACGGCGCTCGGTGTTGAAAGAGAAAGGGTTTGCTGAAAACGAAGATGACATCAAGATGATCGAAAAAATCATGGTTGAAAAAGGAATCAACAACCATGAGACTGCTGCGCAGTACATCATGCAGGAAAAGCAGCTTGATCGTCCTACACCGGTCTTTAATGGTTCGGCTGTCATTAACAAGATGGGCATCCAGAACTTTATGAAGAATCCGGTTGCCGCTGCGCGAGAGCAGGCGGCTGCTGCGTTTAATGAGCTGCGTAACGGTAATCGTTCGCGGCCTATTGGTTTAGGTTAAGGGCTGTTTTTTAGGAGCTAAACATGGCTATCGGTGGTGGTATTCTCCCAGCATCGGGCACCAGTCAGTTTAATGAACTGACCTACGTTACTCGTAGAGCATTCATTCCCAAACTGGTTGTCCAGCTTTATAACTCAACGCCCCTGCTTGCCGCGCTGCTGGCGAACTCACAAACCGCCTCTGGTGGTGTGTCTTCCGTCACCGTGCCGGTTCAGGGTTCCCAGTTTGTTAACGCGCAGTGGTCGGACTACTCTGGTTCGTTTGCACAGCCTGCTGTTCAGCAAGGTGCATACAACGCTGAGTGGAACCTCAAGCTGATGATTGCACCCGTGCCGTTCCTCGGTATGGAAGGTGCAGTTCAGCAAGACTACGCTGTGATTCCCTTGATTGAGGCTCGCATGAACGATGCGACCAACGTCATGATGGATGCTATGGCGACCGCGCTTTACACCAACACCACCAATACGCAGCAATTCACGGGTCTTCCCGCTGCTGTGGATGATGGTACGGGTACAGCGACTTACGGCAATATCAACCGTTCGACCAACACCTGGTGGAAGTCAAAGCAATACGCTGCTGGCTCGGTTAACCCGACTCGTCAGAACTTGCTTCAGTACATCTCCGGTACCGTAAAGAACTCGGCAGAGGTTCCGACCTTTGGCGTTTGCGGTTTTGGCACATGGACGTTGCTGGCACAAGACTTTGTAGGCCAAGAAACCTACATGATCACGCCAGGATCGAGCTTTGCCAACGGTGAAGATGGCCCCAATGCAGCGTTTCGTGCGTTGATGGTTGCTGGCGTACCGATCTATCCTGATCCGTATTGCCCAGAAGGCACCCTGTACTTGCTCAACACGAATTACATGAGCATGTATATTCACGAACAGGCTGAGTTTGCCTTTACTGGCTTTGAGTCCACCTTGCCTAACTGGCAGATTGGATATGTTGGCGCTGTGTTGACCATTGCAGAATTGGTAAACACCAAGCCCAAGGCCATGACCAAGGTAACGGGCTACAACTCGTTGACCCTGTAAGGAGTAAAACATGGCACTTGCACTTAATAAAATCATTGTTAGCGGTCTTGCCGCAAACTCTGACGGCGCTTATTTTGACGCTGGTTCGCAGACTGTTGCAGCAGGTACGGATGTTGTTATCCCTGCCGGTCTGTACATCATGTTCCCCGTTGCTAACCTTTCGGTTAAGGCTAGTCTGGATGGTACGACGTTTACCAGCATTATGGCTGCGTCAACAACCACTGGCGGCGTTGTGATCTCTGATGGCGTTAACGTCAAATGGAGTTCAGCATCGGGAACCGTGACTGCGCAGTATCTGACCATCAATGGTGGTCAAGCAGCGACCGGTACTTACAACACGTAATTGGAGTAAAGCATGGATGCCAACAAAGTAGGTAGTCTGCTACCTCAGCAGTTCGGAGGTATCCTGCTTGGGACACTGATCGGCGCGAACATGAATTCCACCGACGATCAGATCATCACGATGTTTAGCAACCCGTCGAAGTACATTATTCGGCGTATCGTGGTGGCTAATGCTTCAATTTCGTTGACCACTGCGGCAGGCGGCGTTTATACCGCTGCCTCCAAAGGTGGTGTTGCGGTTGTTGCGGCAGCTCAAGCATACTCTTCGCTTACTACTTCTGCCTTGTTCCTCGATCTGACACTCAGTACGTCAGGCAGCGCAAGCACAACGGTAAAATCAAGCATTCCTAATCTGTATTTGTCGCTGACCACCGCTCAAGGTGCAGCAGCAACGGCAGATGTGTACGTCTACGGCGACATTCTACAAGCGTGATTTACGTTACCAACAAGGGCGCTCATACACTGGTTGACCGTTTCGATGGTCAATCGTATGAGTTCCCGCCTAATACCTGTATCGGCGTACCTGAAGAGGTTGCAACACACATCTTTGGTTACGGCGATGACAACAAAGTTCCATACCTTGCTCGTTTAGGCTGGATGAAGATGAATACCGAGTATGAGCTTGCAATGAAGCGCTTACGCGAGTTTTCATTTAGCCGTGAACCAGCAAATACCAGCCACTTGTCAGCCCTGGTGGTGGAGCGAGTAGCCCCTCCTAGTCCTAAAGGCAAGGCGGGGCAAAAGTCCACATCCACGGTGTCCACTCAATGAGGTTTGAATGGCAACGTATTCGGGGTACATCACGGAAGTTAGAAGGCTTCTGCACGATGCGGCTGGTAACTTTTGGACGGATACCGAGCTAGCCGACTATATCAATGATGCGCGAGAGCGTGTCGTTCGAGATACCGGCTGTTTGCGTACGATCCAGTCGTATACCATCCTTAATGCGGTTGAAACACTGTCTTATGCAGCGCTTCCGCAAGCCAATCGCACGATTGATGTCTTAAACGTCAATTTATACTGGGGTAACACCCGTATTCCGCTGCGCTACCTTGCTTGGAGCCAGTTCAACGCAGAGTTGCGTTTTTGGCAGAATTACACGGGCAGACCGGTTGCTTTTAGCATTTACGGACAGCAAACGATTTACTTTGGCCCGATTCCTGACCAAAACTACCAGATTGAAGTCGATACAGTGATTCTTCCTGAACCGCTGACCTCGAACTCATCCATTGAAACCATTCTTGACCCGTATACCAAGCCTGTTAAATACTACGCAGCGCATACTGCGAAGTACAAAGAGCAGTCATATGGTGAAGCAGAAATCTTTAAGGCGCAGTATGAGCAGCAAGTCAAGGCAGCACTGACTTCGACCATGACGCGCCGACTTCCGACACCCTATAGCATTCCGTATTGATCATGGCTGCGACTGAGCAGAAAAAGTCGTATCAGGTCGTCAAAGACTTTAAGGGTGTCAACACCAAAGCAAACCGCACTTCGATTCAGGAGACTGAGTTTGCTTGGCTAGAAAATGTCATGCCGATTGGATTCGGCAATCTCAAGGTCGTTAACAAGCAAACCGACGTTGGCGCAGTGATATGGAGTGGCACGGTCTACTACATGGCGCAGGGCAACATCGGTGGAACTGAATATCTCTTTGCTTTCTTCACAAATGGAGGTGCGGAGTATGTCAACCTGGGGACTAACGCAAAGTCAACGCTGGCAGCGGCAGCGACATTTAGCGGCTCAACCACACAAATCACTCAGTGGAAGAACGAACGAATCCTTATCATTGACTCAACTTATGGATACGCTTCGTTCGACGGGACGAATATCGTTCGGATCGGTTCAGTTGCGACCTTTACGATCACAGCAGCAGGGTCAGGTTACACATCAGCACCGACTGTAACGATTGGCCCACCTAATGAAACGGCTGGTCTACAAGCCACGGCTACAGCTACAGTTAGCGGCGGAAAGGTTACAGACGTTTCTTTCAATACGGCGACTTTTGATGTTGCTGGAACAGGCTATACCTCAGCGCCTAGCGTCTATATTGGCTCTCAAGGTTCGGTTGCATGGGCTAGTACCACGGCAGTTACCAAAGGAACGTTGCTATCGTCAGGTGGCAATTACTACATGGTAACTGTCGCTGGAACGACAAGTTCAACCGCACCAACTCACACTTCTGGATCGCAAACAAACGGCACTGCAACACTGCTTTATGTGACGGTAAGCGATGGTGGCGGTACGGGCGCAACGGCTACGGCTACAGTCATCAACCAGCCTGGTATTGCCATTGCATCGTTTAGCGGCAGAGTATGGATTGCGCAGGATAGGACGATCTATTACACCGCAGCCGATAGTTATTACGACTTTACAAGCGTATCGGCAGGCAATATCACGATTACAGATGCTACATTGCATGGCGACATCATTCAGATCATCTCTGCCAACAACTTTTTGTACATCTTTGGCACTGATTCAATCAACGTATTCTCAGATGTGCGGGTCAATACCACAGGAACCACGCTTTTTACGAATACCAACATATCTGCATCGATTGGTTCTAACCTGAAATACGCGATATTTGCCTATTTTCGGTCGATTTTCTTCATGAATCGATACGGTATCTACGCACTTGTTGGTGCTACGACGACCAAGATCAGTGATGCGCTTGATGGTGTCTTCCCAGATATTGATTTTTCGTCTGGCATCTATGGTGGACAGGTTGTTATCAACAATATTCTGTGTGCAGCCTTCCAGTTTGTGTACGATGGTCGCAAATTGCAAGCAGTTTTCTTTGATCGCAAATGGTTTTTCACTTACCAGGGCGAAATCATTGTCATTGCGCCAGCGCCCGTATCTGGTCAGCTCAATATGTACGGGTCTGATGGCACAAGTCTGGTCAAACTGTATTCAAGTGCGACTGCTGCCATTGCAAGCCAGATCAAGACAGCGCTTTGGGCGTTAAACGACCCCATTAGAGACAAGCAGGCGCTTAAGTTTGGTATTGAAGCGACGATGCCAGACACTGAAGCTGCGATTATTAACGTGACGGTGGACAATGAGAACCGTTCAAGTAGTGCAATCTCACTAGCCAACACAGTAAACTGGCAAAATAACAGCGGTGAAAACATTCCTTGGTCAAACAATGTAGGTACATTGATTGGCTGGGCTTCTGTTGGATACCAGCTCTACAAGTATGACGCTCAACAGTATGGCAAGTACCTTGGCTTAACGGTTACCAGCAATACGCCTAACTTTGTCGTCAATGGTTTCCAGATGGAGCATGAATTGCGTGCGAGGTTCTGATGACTAAGCCTATTACCGTACCGAATACTTTTGCTACAGCGACGACAACCATTCCGTTGTCTCAGCTTGATAGCAACTTTACGACGGTATCTAACTCAATCAACGATGCCAATACCTACAGCAACTATGCTGCTGATACGGGTGTGGCAAACGCTTACGTTGTAACTTTTTCAAGTTTAACAACGACTTACGCAGCAGGTCTTAGGATTCAGTTCAAGGCAACTAACGCGAATACGGGTGCGTCAACGATTAACGTCAATGGGCAAGGTGTCAAGAACATCACTTATGCCAACGGTACAAGCCTTGGGCCAAGTACGATTCTGGCTGGTGCCATTGTTGACATCATGTATGACGGTACGCAGTTCTTGTTGCTCAACACCAATGGTTATTTCAATGTCCCACCCGTAGGTGCTAAAACAACGTCTTATACGCTTGCTAAGGCTGATATTGGTAAGTATGTTGAGATCGGTTCTGGTGGCAGTATTGTGATTCCAGACGCTGTTTTTGCTAATGGCGATGTAGTTGGCATAGCAAACAATACATCAAGCAACGTTACGCTTACTTGTTCTATTACGACTGCTTATTTATCAGGAACAGATGGCGACAAAGCTACAGTTCAAATACAGCCAAGAGGCGTTGGATCAGTTTTGTTTTTAAGCGGCACTGTTTGCATTATTACTGGCGCTGTTACTCCATAGAGGTAGACATGGGCGTTCAAGCATTTACGATTACAGGCAAGACCGTCAAGATTGTTGGCGCAACAACGGCACCTGCTGCTGCGCAAGTGCCATCAACCACACTGGGTGGCAATCAGTACCGTGTTATTAACGATGGGTTAGTGACTGCTTTCTTATCGTTTGCCTCTGACTCGGCCACGGCAAGCAGCAACTGCGTGATCCCAACGGGAAGCGGTGCTAACTCGCAAACAGTCTTGCCTTTACTGGCAGGAACTGATGAAATTCTGTCGTTTCCGCCTAATGCTTACTTTACAGCGATTACGGCAAGCGATAGCGCGGCGATTTATATAACTCCAGGCGACGGACTCTGATTAGGAGCAGCAAATGCCATTAAAGACCGTAGCAAGAGGTACTGGTGGTGGGGGCGGTGGCTCAGGCACCGTTACCAGCGTCAATGTCTCTGGAGGGACGACCGGTTTAACAACGACCGGTGGGCCAATTACGACGGCTGGCGAGATCACTATTGGTGGTGCGCTTAATATTGCCAACGGCGGTACAGGGCAAACCTCTAAAACAGCAGCCTTTGATGCGTTAGCGCCTACAACAACCAAGGGTGACTTAGTTGTTTACGATGGCACGGACAATATTCGGCTAGCAGTTGGTACAAATGGCTATTACCTGAAAGCAGATAGCACGACAGGCTCTGGTTTAGCATGGGATTCAGTAGCGGCAGGTGGTGTAACTAGCGTTACGGCAACGGCACCGCTTGCATCATCGGGTGGCGCTACGCCTGACATTAGTCTTACAGGCATTGTTCCTATTGCTAATGGTGGAACTGGTGAGACGACTGATGTTGCTGCGTTTGATGCGCTTGCACCAACGACAACTAAAGGCGACATCATTGTCTATGATGGTAGCGACAACATCAGACTTGGTGTTGGTGCTCATAGCTATGTGTTAACTGCTGATTCAACAACGGCATCGGGCCTCACATGGGCATCGGTTGGTGGCGGCGGAAGCGGGACAACAACCTATGCTGTTACTTTTAATAATGGCGGTACTGGCGACGCATCAGGTACAACTTTTGATGGGTCTGTTGCTAGAACCATTAGCTACAACACCTTTGGCGCTGCTAATTCAGGTGCTAACACTAATATTACAAGCCTAGATAGCATTACAGGCGGTATTAGCAGCCCTGATTACATTCAGTTTGATACGACGGCGACTGTTACAGGCGCTGTTGGCAAGCTCTGGTATGACAATGGTGATGGAACGCTTGTTACGCAACTCAAAGGTGGCAACGTTGACCTACAGATTGGTCAAGAAAACGTTGTTCTTGCGTACAACAATAGCGGCACGACCATCAATAAAGGCCAGGTTGTTGCAGTTAATGGCGCTCAAGGCCAGCGACCTGCGGTTGTACTTGCAGACGCTGATTCAGAGCCATTAAGTGCTGCCACGCTTGGTGTTGCTAATGAAAGTATTGGTGCTGGTGCAGAAGGTTTTGTCGCAACCTTTGGCACGATTCGAGGCATCAACACCAACGGTTTTACAGCAGGCGACCCAGTTTACCTGTCACAAACGGCTGGTGCTTTTACATCAACCAGGCCTTCTGCGCCTGCGCATACGGTGTTTCTTGGCTGGATTGTTAAGGTCAATTCATCGAGCGGTGAGCTTTTCCTTAACATCAATAATGGCTGGGAGCTTGATGAGTTACACAATGTACTCATTACAAGTCCGACTAATGGCGATTTGCTGCAATACGATTCGGCTGGCCCTTACTGGGAAAACGTTGCCGCTTCGTTAGTTACTGTTGGCTCGGCAACCAGTGCGGCAGATATTGCCGGTGGCGCTGCTAACCAGTTGCTTTATCAGGACACGATTGGCTCTACGAGTTTTGCAACAGCACCTACGGTAACTAATTCGTTTCTGAAGTGGAATGGTTCTGCTTTTGCGTGGGATACGGTTACATCAGGAACGGTTACATCAGTTGGTCTTACGATGCCGACCGGTTTTTCTGTTGCCAATTCGCCGGTTACAGGATCGGGGACGCTTGCGGTTACGACAAGCCTTAGCGGCATTTTAAAAGGTGATGGTTCAGGGTTTACAACGGCAACATCAGGCACTGACTATGCGCCAGCAACATCAGGTACTAGCATCCTTAAAGGTTCTGGTACGGGTGGATTTAGCAATGCTGCCGCTGGAACTGATTACCAAGCGCCTATTACGCTTACTACAACAGGAACATCCGGCGCGGCTACTTTTATTAGTAACACGCTGAACATTCCTCAGTATTCAGGGGGCGGTGGCGGTTCATCGGTCATTCTTGAGAACCAGCGCACGATTTCAAGCAATTACACGATTACAGACGGGTATAACGGTTTAAGTGTTGGGCCTGTCACAGTAAATACGAACGTTACAGTGACAGTAGGCACTGACGAGCGTTGGGTTGTTATGAATTTCTAAAGGAAGCATCATGTCTTCAATAGTTCTTAAAGGCAATGCAAGTGGGACGGGTTCAGTAACCCTTCAGTCAGCAAATACAAACTCATCGTTGACGCAGACGCTGCCTACGACAGACTCTGTAACGCTTGGTTATTTGAACGCACCTCCGGTTGGAACAAAGACGACCAGCTATACGCTCGCAGTAGGTGACGTTGGCAAGTACGTACAGGTTGGAACAAGTGGTTCAATAACGATACCTGATGCAACGTTTAGCGAAGGTGATGTTGTATCGATCTTTAACAACACGACCGGCTCCATAACGATTACTTGCAGCATTACCACGGCTTACATTGCTGGCACGGATAGTGATAAAGCATCGGTTTCGTTAGCAACTCGTGGCGTTGCAACAGTGTTATTTATCAGCGGTACGGTGTGCGTGATCACCGGAAACGTGAGCTAAATCATGGCTGGAATACTTAATCTTGTGCTTGGTTCGTTTTCCTCCGGCATTCCTCTTGAATATTTAGTTTTAGCAGGGGGTGGCGCTGGTGGTGGCGGAAACGCTTCTGGCGCTGGTGGTGGAGCAGGTGGTTATCGGTCATCTGTTACCGGAGAAAACTCAGGGGGCGGCGCAAGCGCCGAAGCAAAATTTGACGCACGGTTTGGAGTTGCATACAGCATTCAAGTCGGTGGTGGTGGAACAGGTGGGTTAAATCAGGGTCCAAATGGAACTAATTCCTACTTTGACACAATCATCAGTACAGGCGGGGGCGGTGGTGGTTCAGCAACAACCGGAAATATTGACGGTGTAGTTGGCGGCTCTGGAGGTGGTGGCGCAGTAATGCGTGATTCTGCCGGAACTGTTTTTGGCCCCGGTCAAGGTAAAGCAGGAACAACTGCACAAGGTTATGCAGGCGGAACGCCTCCTTCTGCCCCGACGGTCAACTCAAGAGGTTATGGAGGTGGCGGTGGTGGTGCTGGTGGAAATGGTGCTAACGGTTCTGCCGAAAACACTGGAGGTAATGGCGGAAGTGGAGTGACCTCAAGCATCACTGGCTCTGCTGTTGCTCGCGGTGGTGGTGGTGGTGCGGGGACTCGCGGTGGCGGAACAGCAGGAACTGCAACGGCAGGCGGCGGCGCCGGATCAACCTCAGGCGCCGGAACAAGCGGCACTGCCAATACAGGTGGCGGTGGTGGCGGATCTGCTGCAACTGGCACCACAAATGGCGGAAACGGCGGCTCTGGCTTTGTCGCTATTCGTTATCCAGACACTTATCCCGCTGCAACCTCAACAACCGGAAGCCCGACTGTGACAACGTCTGGTGGTTATCGCATTTACTCATGGACCGGCAACGGCTCCATCACATTCTGAGGTTGATATGGCCCACTTCGCAAAGCTAGATCAGAACAACAATGTGCTTGAAGTGCATGTTGTTCACAACAACGAACTGCTTGACGAAAACGGTGTTGAGCAAGAACAGAAAGGCATCGACTTCTTGGTAGCTTGGTCTGGTGGTTATCAGCACTGGAAACAGACTTCCTACAATGGCAGCAAGCGCAAGAACTACGCAGGTATCGGCTACACCTACGATCCGGTGCGTGATGCGTTTATTCCACCGCGTCCTAGTGATGATGCAACGCTTGATGAAGCGACATGTCAGTGGATTGTTCCTGTTATTGACCTTGGTTTAGGGGCAGATTCGAGTGAATCTGGAGACTCTATCTAACGTTGTTTTTGGTGATAGCGATGGCTTGCGCGAGATGCTCTTTGAAAATGCCGTCCAGCACCAGACTTTTGCGAATCAGCTTGCGGATACGGGGATATTGATACCTCGGTTCCCTATAGCCGATGCTGACATTGAGGACTTGGACGATTGGCTGTGGGCGCATTCAGTAGAGCATAACGCGCTTGCAGAGCAGTTAGGGTTGGAAAACCCGTTTGACTTGTTTGATACGGACTGGAACCAGGAAGATGACTTTTATGAATGGTTGCAAGGCCATTTATTGATTCACCAGCAAATCATCAATGCACTAGGACTGTAAATGGCAACTACTCGACGACTACTTGACGACCCAACAATGGTTGAAAGTCTGATTCAAGAAGTCGGCGTAAATCCTGCTGCATTACCTTCAGCTAATGAGCAAGCAACAGCGGTCAGAAATCTTGGCCCAGGCATGTCATTGCCTAACCCTTTTGCTGGTGTAACTGACTTTGAAACTAAACAGGTTCCTATTGAGAATGAACAAGGTGTCGTTGGGTATGAAACCCAACCAATGACAGCGCTTGAATGGTTGTCTCAAAATGTTGATGCTGCAAACCCAATTTATCAAGCGCTTGTAGGCCATACAAGCACGAGCATTACGCCTTATACCGATGTCAATGGCAACCAGTTTTATCACATTGCTGGCAAGACAGGTGGGCCAAATCGTGAACGTTATGCGCAGATGTATGCTGTGCAAGGTGATCAGCTTGTTCCTGTAGGTGAAGGGCAATTCTATAAAGGTGAGCATCCAGATCAAGCCTTCAAAGATTTTGTTGGTATGGCTGCTGGATTGCTTGCGGCTCCTGTACTTGGCCCTTATGCCTCAGCTATTGGCAATGCGCTTGGTATTACTAATGCAGCAGTAGCTCAAGTCGTTGGGCAAGGCATTATCAATACAAGCATTCAGGTCGCTCAAGGCGTACCGATTGAAACAGCAATAAAACAAAACGTTGCAAGCTCAATCATTCCTAATGTCGTTGGCAATCCGATTATTGATAACGCAGTAAAAGCCGCTGCTGGCGCTCAGCTTATGGGCGGCAATGTTGAGAATGCTGTTGTTAACTCATTGATTGCTTCTGGCGCTCAATCACTTGCGGGTGACTTAAGTATTACTGGTGACAGAACAATTGATAGCGGTTTGGTTTCAGGTGGAACAAGTATTGCGCAGGCATTAGCTACTGGTGGCGACCCAGGTCAATCTTTTATACAAGGCTTTACAAGAGGCGCATCGACCGCCATTAATCAAGATGAAGCAAGAGCTGCAAGAGCTGCATCAGGCGCTGGCTTTGTAGGTGAATACGAAGATTTATCCGGTGCTGGCCCTGTTGATTACGTCATGGGCGAACGTGACCCAGCATTAGTGCAGGCCGGTTTCTTTGATACGACTCGCGGCATCTTGCAATCAGGTCTTGCTGAACTTGGAAAAAGTTGGTTGTCGGCAGGCCAGCAACTTGGTATTGCGCCTGAAAGATTGCAACGTGCTATTGACTATTTAAAAGTCATCGAAGAAGGTGGTGAAGCGCTTATACCTGCTGATGTTAAACAGCAGCAACAAGCCTTTATCAATCAAATCTACGCCACAGCATCTAATCCGAATGCAACTATTACTGAGATAGCAAAAGCTGTTATTGAAGCGACTTTGAATAATCCGCTTGGCTCGCTAACGCTTGTTAGTAAAGAGCTGGCGCAAGAGCTACCTCAACTGCTTATACCTGGTAGAGCCGCAGCACTGGTTGGTAGTTTTGCACTCAATATTGCAGAGTCTGCTGGCAATCAAGCCTTGCAAAAGATTGACGAGTTGCGTGCAGCTTACCCGAACCTTACAACAGAGCAATTGGTTGCCGCTGCAAGAAACGATGCTGGTGTTGCAGGCGCAGTAACTGCTGCCATGAGCTTGATTCCTGGTGCCGGTTCTAAGTTACTAAATCCACTTAAAGAGAGTTTTAATGAGTTTTTAGAAGAAGGTCTAACAACTTACCTTCTTACCGGCGATAAGAGCAAGGCACTTGGCAATGCCGTATTAGGTGGTGTTCTTGGCGGCAAGACGACCGCTGCTGTGCAAACTGGTGAAGAGATCGCCGCTGCCGGTCAGAATATTGCGCAACAAGGATTGCCTTCGCTTGGCACGATTACAGTTCGTTCAACGCCGTTACCTGCTGATCAAACACCTGCTGCCGGTGGAACATTAGCAATTGAACCTGTTGTCGCAGCAAGAACAGGTGGTCAACAAGTTATTCCTAGTGCGCCTAATACGGCAGTTGTTATTAGCACTGACCCTGCTAGCAATACAGCGTTAGTAATTGATAGCTCTGGTGCAACAAAGATTGTTGGTGCAACAGATACTGCAACTGGCGCACCAGTAACGCAAGGCCAATCACTCACGATTACTGCTGGCAATCAACTTACGTCTGGCGGTGGCCCGACGACAACCCCGACTGTTAGCGGCCCAGCCACAACAGGCCCAGCCACAACAGGCCCAGCCACAACAGGCCCAGCCACAACAGGCGGCGTGCCTGTATCGACAGAGGTTGCGCAAACCGGAGGTAATGGTGCAGACGTAGGAAAGCCGACAGCGCCCATATCAGCAGCCCCGTATAGCGCCAATGTTCCTGCTACGCCAGAAGTAGTTGCTGAGTTACTTGCGCTAAAAGGTTTGCCATCTAGTCCTGGTGCTATTCGCATCTTGCTTGCAGGCAACCCGACTGTTGCTCAGGTAGGCCAAGAAATTGAAGTCTTGTCTGAGATGGTTCGCCAAAGAGGTGTTACTCAACAGCCAAGTACGCAACCAGCAGGTACGCCAACGGTATCAACGGGTCAGCAAGGTGGGCCTACAGTTATCACGCAAGGTGGTACTGAAACAAAACCTGCGACACAACCAACAACCACGCCTGCCACACGACCGACTACTACTCCGGCTGTGACACCGACTACACAGCCTTCAGTGACAGAAACGATTGACTTAACTGGTACAACAGGAAGAGTCAATATCGATACCGTATCGCCTGTCGATACAACAGGCCAAGATACAACTTTCTTAGATACAACACCAACAGGAACTAGACCTGTTAACACCGGCCCTGCGCTTGATACTGGCCCCGCAGAAGAAACAACACCGACCTATGGTGAAGATGACGACATCATACGTTTCTTGGGTTTAGACAGAATTGAAGAACAACCTGTAGAACGTGCAGAACCTGTTGCAGAACCTGAAGATACAACGCCAGGTTCTGTTGCAGGCCCAGCAGATGTGGCTACAGAAGAACAACTTGCAATTGCACCAAGACCCGTGTATACGCCAAAGCCAGGGACAAGGGTTGTAGATACAGGGTCAAGTATTTTGCCGACCAGAGTGCAGTTGTCTGAAGGCATGGGTGATGATGTTGAAGGTACTGGTGAAGAAGAGCAGCAACCAGTATGGAACGTTAGATCATTAAAACTGCGTCGAGCATTAGGAATCTGATCATGGCAAAGCAACTTGCAGCATTACTTGGTGGTGTCGATATACAGCGATTAGCTGAGTTAGTGCGGCAGCATGGGCGCGGTAAAGACACGGTGTTAGCGCACATTACGCCTAGAGAAGCAGAGATGCTCAAGGCTAATGGTGGCTCTGGTGCAATCAATCCTATGACAGGATTACCTGAGTTTCAGGAAGACCCAGAGAATTACGGTTTCGGTTATGAAGGCGCTCCATTTTCAATGCCTGTATCTACGCCAGATATACAACAAGGTTTTACTTACGATACTTACGAAGCTCCTTCTGCTTCACCAGGCTTTGAACCAGCCATGCAAACTCAAGGGTTTACTTACGACACGTTTGAACCAATTGCTGCGCCGCAACGATTGCCGTCTGACATGGGCATTCCTGATGTTCGTTACTACGATGCAAAACAGATGCAAATGGATTTTCCTGCATCGGAAGAGCCAAGGTCTATGCAAGAACGCATCATGGGCGGCGCAAAGCAAGTGCTTGGTACGAGAGAAGGTTTAGCAGGTCTTGGAACAGCCGCTGCAATTTATCAAGCAAGACAGGCTGGTCAGCAAGCAAGACGTATGCAAAATGAGTTAGCGGCTATTGGTGCGCCGCAACGAGCGTTAGGTCAACAAATGATTGCGGCTGGTCAGCGCGGTGAGATTACACCTGTACAGCGTCAGCAACTCGAAGCGTTGGCGGCAAGAGAGCGCCAGCAATTAGCGCAACGTGGTTTAACCTCTGGTACCGCAGCGCAACAAGCTCAGGCTCAGGCTGTGATGAGAGAGCAGCGTGCAGCGCAAGATGTGCTTGATCAAGGTTTGAAGATTGCAGGCATTGGCGATCAGTATCAAGCGGCGGCTATTAAGGCTGGTTATGCTGCCGACCAAGCTACACGCGACATGCTGAATACAACGCTGACTAACTTGTATCGCACGATTTACGGCACGACTACAACGCCTGTTACGACATCAACGACTGCAACTGTTCCTGGTAAAGGCTAATCATGGCACTGCAAGACGCTCTTGGTACGACAGGCGACCCGATTACAAGGGCAATGCGTTCAACATTTTCTCAAGTTCCAGCGCAAGAAACGCCTGAACAGAGAATGCAGCGACGCATTAGCCGTGGAACCGCAGCGGAAGAAGAGTTACCTTCTCTTATGGAGGCTCAACGTGCAGAAGCGGAAAAGTCTACTGCGGAAATTGCTAAACAGCGTACGGGTATGGCTACGCGCCAAAAAGAAATTGGCGAAGAATTTGCTGTAAAAGAACGAGCCCTTATGGAATCGCCTGAATATCGTCAGGCAGAGATTCCACCATTTGAGCCTAGTGTTGCAAACTTTGAAGACATCCGAAACGTACTTGGCCTTAGTATTGTTGCTGGTTTCCTTACTGGTGGCGCTAGCAAGCGGTCAGGGATGGCTGCTATGGCAGCTCTTAACGGAGCTGTAGAAGGTTTTCGTCAAGGAAGGCAAGATGTTTACAAGCGTGAACTAGATGTTTTTTCTAAAAACGTTGACGCTATTAAAGAAAACAACAAACAGACCTTAGAACGATTTAATCGTGCTATGAGTTTGTTGCAAACCGACCGCAAGGCTGCCGAAGGTGAATTAAAAGTTTTAGAAGCTGAGAATCAAAATAGTGTGTTTGCTGCTTCAATGAGAGCAGGGCAATATAAGCAAGCACAAGATGCTCTTAATAAAGCTATAGAAGGTTCTGACCGCGCATCACAGACAATGTTTCAATTGCAACAACAAGCGGAGTTGCGCAGAGAGCAGATGGCGGTACAAAAACAGATTGCTGAAAACAATTTACAGCTTAGGCGCGAACTTGCAGAACAAAAATCGCAACAAGGTTCGTTAAAACCTGGTTCAGATGTGACTAAAAAATTTGTTTCTGACAATGTACTTGTTGCCGATATAAATGAATTAGTTCAAGACTTACAAAATCCAACGTTGGCTGAAAAAATTCAAAAAACTAGGCCTCAAGAATGGGCCTCCGAACAAGGGGGTATGCTTCTTTCTCAAGTCATGCAAACAGAACGCGATCCAGAAGTGCGTCAATTCATGACAAAGATTATTCGGATGAGAAATAAGTATTATCTAGACCAATCAGGAAAAGCAGTTACTGGCGCTGAAGCATTGCGAAACTATGGTGCTGTTCCTCAGCCAGGAGATACCCCACAAGTTATTGATGAAAAATTAAAAATTATGTCTCGCGGCGTGCAGGACACAATTGATGTGTATCGCCAAATGTTTACCGGTTTGCCTGCTATACAAGTAAGGCCGGGAATGAATACAGGGGTTGTTGCAGGCGAAAGAGTTAACCCTTATCAAACAGCAGCGCCAGTCATGATGCAACCTTCGCCTCAAGCGGGGCCGCAAGAAGGGCAAGAATCAACTTCTAAGTCTGGTAAACCAATTGTGTTTCGCAACGGGGCATGGGAGTACAAGTAATGGCTGCTGTACCTGAAGACGACCTTCCTAACTCCTTGCGTGGAACGTCAGTTCCAAAAGATGATTTGCCTTCATCAAGCGTTCCAAGCCTTGAGCCGCAGCCAAAACCAAAAGAAAAAACATTTATGCAGCGTGGCAGAGAGGTTGTTGGGTCTGCAATTGGTGGCGCTGGGTTAGGTGCAATAGCGCCTGAATTAACAATTGGGGCCGGAATGCTTGCGTCAGCATTTCCTCCTACAGCTCCAATAGGCCCACCGCTTAT